GATAAAAAGAACATTACTGATGAAAAAACATTAGAATGGGCTAAGAAAACAGATAAAGATGACCAAAAGAAGATTGGTAAGAAGAACTTAATGAAGTTTGAACAAATATTCTTAGGTTTAGGTGCAGAAGTGTTAGAGTTTACCTCATCTGCATTAACAGTTAACGCTGATGGAGCAGTTCGTGATATGAAAAAACGAATTGATAAGACAATTAAAGATGTTAAGAAATCAGGTGACCCAAAAAAGATAGAAAAACTTAAATTAGAACTTGGTAGATTAAAATCTATTGGTGGTTCTAAAAAAATTGTACCGAATGAAGGTATTGTGTTCTTGTATAAAGGAAATACTTTTAAACTTACTGGTACATTTGCTTCAGTAAATCAGATACTAGGTATTTTCTTTTAAAATCTCGGTTTCTTCATTTTTATATATTTATATATATAAATTATAACCTAATATATAACAATGGGTAAAGAATTCAAAAAGAAGTATATGCACCCAACTCGTAGAAAGTTGGTAGATATGGTACAAACTGGTGAGTATGATAAAAATACTACTATTGGTTATACAAAAAAAGAAGAATCTCGTAAAATTGGTGATAAATGGGAAGATGAACACCACAAGTATGAGAAAAAAGAAGGGTATATCTTAAAAACAGGTAAAAACTCTGAATCTTTTCAAGAAATTAGAAATTACCTCCAAGAAAAATCAAGTTGCAAAAATTCTGAATGTAAAACCATTAAGAAAACTGATAAAGATTTAAAATTCATCCAACGAGGTGGGTTTTGTATGGAATGTACTGTTGATAAAGAACACAATATAAGAACTGCAGGGTTATGGGAAGATTATCAGAATCATAAGATTTGGACAAAGATGATTGTATATGGAAAAGCCAAATTAGATTCATATAAACAATCAATCGATGAATTAAAAGAAGAATATGAATTAATAGGTTCAGATGGTAAAGTAACCGAAACATGGAAATTGCCAAAATCAATTGATGAGGTAAAGGCAGAGATACAAGAACTTATTGATTATGGTCAAAATGAAATTAAAGAATTAGAAGTCAAAAGGCAAGAAGCCTTTGAGATATTAAAGGAAAAAAATTATGAGCATTATATTTAGTTTATTAATTAAACGATGGAGGGAGATAATAATTCTTCTTTTACTCGGAATTATTTTATTTTTAAGAGGATGTGGAACAGATACCAGTGATAAAACACTTGTTGATGTAGATGGAGAACAATATGAGTTATTAGAATCAAAAACTGATACAATTTATGTTGAAAAAGAAGTACAAGTAACAAAGTATGTACCAAAGTACATTACAAAAGAAGTAATTAAGGAAGTAGAGATACCAGTAGATGTAGATTCACTTGCTATTATAAAAGATTACTTCTCAAAAGTAACAGTTAAAGATACATTAAGTTTAGCATATGATTTTCCAGAGGTAGTTACCGATTCATTGGGTAACAAACCAAGTGGAGATTTAGGATTTGGTATCTTAACCGATATCATTTCACAAAACAGAATTGAATCAAGAGAAATAGATTGGTTCTTTAAAATTCCAACAGTTTATAATACTACAATAGTAAAAGAATTACCAAAGAATGAATTTTACATTGGATTTGGAACAGGTATAGACCAAACTAATGGATTAAATAATCTTAGTGGTAATGTTTTATTTAAAACAAAGAAATTAAACATATATGGTTTAAATCTTGGATTATCAAATCAACTTGGTGAATATAAGCCATTTGTTGGTGGTTCAATGTATTGGAAATTAGGAAAAAAATAAATGGCTAAACAATCTTTAAAAGATATTATAAAACTTGAGTATCAGAAATGTGCTGGAGACCCAATCTACTTTATGAAAAAATATTGTATGATTCAACATCCAGTTCGTGGTAAGATACCTTTTCATTTATATCAATTTCAAGAAAGAACATTAGACCAATTTGCAGAACATAGATACAACATCATTCTTAAATCTCGACAAACAGGTATTTCTACCTTAACTGCTGGATTTTCACTTTGGAAAATGTTATTCAATCAAGATTTTAATGTATTGGTAATTGCAACCAAACAAGAAGTTGCCAAGAACCTTGTAACAAAGGTTCGTGTAATGAATCAGTACTTACCATCGTGGTTAAAACAAAACACAGTAGAAGATAACAAACTATCCCTTAGATACTCAAATGGTTCTCAGATAAAAGCTACTTCTGCAGCAGGAGATGCTGGTCGTTCTGAAGCATTATCTCTTTTAGTATTTGATGAAGCTGCATTTATTGATAAGATTGAAGATATATGGGTATCTGCACAATCTACTTTATCGACTGGGGGTAACGCAATTATTCTTTCTACTCCAAATGGTGTTGGAAACTTTTTTCACAAAACTTGGGTAGGTGCAGAAGAAGAAACAAATACATTTAATACAATTAGATTACATTGGAGTGTACATCCTGAAAGAAATCAAGAGTGGAGAGATGAACAAGAAGTATTATTAGGACAAAAAGGAGCAGCTCAAGAATGTGATTGTGATTTTGTTTCTTCGGGTGATACTGTGATAGACCCACAACTTCTCATGTTTTATAAAGAATCATTTGTACAAGAACCAATGGAAAAAACAGGATTTGATGGAAACCTTTGGAAATGGGAATATCCAAACTATAATAAATCTTACATGGTTGTAGCGGATGTTGCTCGTGGTGATTCTGCCGATTTCTCGGCATGTCATGTAATTGATATAGAAGAATCATCTCAAGTAGCAGAATATAAAGGTAAATTAGATACAAAAGATTTTGGAAACTTCTTAGTTGCATTAGCAACCGAATATAATAATGCATTACTTGTAGTTGAGAACGCAAATATAGGTTGGGCAGTAATTCAACAGATAATTGATAGAGGATATGGAAATCTATTCTATATGAGTAAGGATTTAAAGTATGTAGATGTGGAAAACCAATTACATAACAAATATAATAGAGAAGAAAAAAATATGACACCTGGATTCTCTACTACTTCTAAAACAAGACCACTTATTATTTCTAAATTAGAACAATATATTAGAGAAAAGGATATTACTATTCGTTCATCAAGAACAATAGATGAATTGTTTACATTTATATGGAATGGTAATAGAGCAGAAGCAATGAGAGGTTATAATGATGATTTAACAATGTCATTAGCTATTTCACTTTGGGTAAGAGATACTGCTTTGAGATTAAGACAAGAAGGTATTGATTTAACTAAACAAGCATTGGGTGGAATTGGTGCACATTCATTAGATATAGCAGGAATGGGATTCGGAGGTAACTCTGCATTGGAAGATGACCCTTGGAAAATGAGAGTTGGTGATACAAATGAAGATTTAACTTGGTTAATTAAATAATTATATATTTATAATATAAGGAGAAATAACTATGATATCATTAAAGAAATTACTTAACGAAGAAATACATACTGAAGAGTACACCGTAGAAAATTATCACGATATAAAAGAATTTTGTGAATTCATGAAAGAATATAAATGTGATATGAATGAAGCGGAATATCAAGGTAGAACAGTTAAGCTTGGAAAACCGATGCAAGGTGATACAAAAAAATTCAAAGTATATGTCAAAAACCCCAAAGGTAATGTAGTAAAAGTAAACTTTGGTCACGGTGGAAGTTCAGCAAAGAAATCAGGAGAAAAGACAATGTCTATTCGAAAGAATAATCCTGATGCAAGAAAAGCATTTAGAGCTAGACACAATTGTGATTCACCAGGACCAAGACACAAAGCAAGATACTGGTCTTGTAGAAAATGGTAAAATAAAAATAAATAAAGGTTATAATTTAAATTAGGAACAACATGGCAGATACTTCATTTTTTGGTAGATTAACGAAACTCTTCAGAGCACAGGCAATAGTTACTGTCGATAAAGAAGGTAGAAGAAAAGTAGTTGATACAGATGAAAGACAACAAACAAATTTATCTTCTTTAAGAGATAGATATACTAAGATTCAAAAATCTTTTTATGAACAAGCAGGTGGTGCACAATCAATGGCATACCAACAAGTTCGTAGAGAAGTATTTAGAGATTACGATGCAATGGATAATGACCCAATAATGGCATCAGCTCTTGATATATATGCAGATGAATCAACACTAAAGAATGAATTTGGTGATACTTTAGGAATTGTATCAGATAATGAAAAGGTACAAGAAATATTAAGAAATTTATTTTACGATGTTCTTAATATTGAATTCAACTTATGGCCATGGGTAAGAAATATGTGTAAGTATGGAGATTTCTTCTTAGGTTTAGAAATCGCTGAAGGTAAAGGTATTGTTAACATAACACCTCATTCAGTTTACAATACAGAAAGATTAGAAAGAACAGACCCATCAAATCCAAATTCAGTAAAGTTCAAAATTACTGAGGACCCAAATGGTAAAGAACAATACGAAAACTTTGAAGTTGCACACTTTAGATTATTAGCAGATACAAACTGGTTACCATATGGAAAATCAATGATTGAAAATGGTAGAAGATTGTGGAAACAATTATCTCTTATGGAAGATGCAATGTTAATTCATAGAATTATGAGAGCACCTGAAAAGAGAGTTTTCAAAGTAGATATAGGAAATATTCCTCCAACAGAGGTAGATAATTACATGCAAAGAATTATTAACAAAATGAAGAAAGTTCCTTTTGTTGATAGAAATACTGGTGATTACAACTTAAAGTACAATATGCAAAACCTAACAGAAGATTTCTATCTTCCAGTTCGTGGTGGTGATAGTGGTACATCTATTGATAATCTTTCAGGTTTAGAATATTCAAGTATAGAGGATATTGATTACTTAAAAAATAAATTATTCGCAGCACTTAAAATTCCAAAAGCTTATTTAGGATATGAAGAAAATGTTGCAGGTAAAGCTACTTTAGCAGCAGAAGATGTTAGATTTGCAAGAACAATAGAAAGAATACAAAGAACAGTAGTTTCTGAATTAACTAAAATTGCAATAGTACACTTATACTCACAAGGAATTACTGATTCTGAAATGACTAACTTTGAATTACAGTTAGTAAATCCATCTTTTATTTATGAACAAGAAAAAATAAATCTTTGGAGTGAGAAAGTTAGATTAGCACAAGATGTAGCTGGATTAAATATGTTATCCAAAGATTGGATATATGATAATATCTTTAAATTATCAGATGGTGAATCTGATGAAGAAAGAGTTAAGATGTTAGCTGACCTTAAAGATAGATTCAGATATCGTTCAATTGAAGATGAGGGTAATGACCCTGCAATGGAAGAGGAAGAACCAGATGATATTGAAGAATCAATTGAAAAACTTAAACAAGAAATAAAAGATAAAGGTGGTAGACCAAGAGAAGGTGGAACATATGGAAAAGATAAACACCCATATGGAAGAGACCCTTTAGGAGATAAAGAAAGAAAAGATGCCAGAAAAAATACAACTTCTGAAGAAAAAGCCACACAATATATTAGTGGAATTGCATCAAAAAGAAAATATTTAAATGAAATTAAGGATATGTTAGACGAGGATAATATACTCAAGGATACATAAAATTAATTAAACTTATATAATTTTATATTTATATAAGGGAAATTTACTATATCATAATAGGAAAAAACAAAGATGAAAAAAATAAAACATTCAAAATTTAAGAATACTGGTTTTCTTTTTGAACTTTTAACTAGACAGATTACTCTTGAAATACTCAATGGTAGTGAGGAAAAAGCTAAAAAAATAATCAAGGAATTCTATGGTAACGGAACTGAAATGTCTAAGGAACTTAGATTATTCAATCTTTTAATAAATGAAAAGTACAATACAGAATCAAAAGCTGAAAAGTTTATTGATGTTGTGTTGGAAGCACATACAAAAATTAATTACAAAACACTTCAGAGAGAAAAATATAATCTCGTAAAAGCTATAAAAGAAAATTTTGAAATTAATAATTTCTTATCTTCTCCAGTCACAAACTATAAAATTTTAGCTTCAATACACAAACTATTTGAAGGTAAAAAAAATGACATCCTTGATATAAAAGATGTATTTAATTCTAAACTTACAATTGTAGAGCATGTTTCATCTAGTTCCCCAACTACATTAAAACAAAAAGAAGATAAGTTAGTAGAAGAATATAGAAAACAAGAAAAGGATTTAAGGTTATTGACTTATAAGATTCTTGTTGAAACTTTTAATAAAAAATATACTACTTTAGATGGTTCTCAAAAAGGATTATTAAGAGAGTATATTAATAACGTATCAAATACATCAAAATTCAACGAGTATTTTGAATCTGAATTAATCAAAACTATTACTGAATTACATTCAATGTATAAAGGTATGAAGGACAAGATTACAAAAATAAAGTTGAGAGAAACAATAAATGTTTTGAAAAAACAAAAAATCGGTAAGAAAATTAACGATACACAAGTTTCAGCTTTAATGATGTCTTATGAATTGATTAAGGAGATAAAAAATGTCAACACAAAAAAAATCTTAATAAATTTTTAGAAGAACTTATCCAAGAAGTTGAAAAAGAATTGGATGAGGCAACTGCAACAGGCAATGTAGCTGGGTATAATACTCCTGCAGCATTTTCTGATGGTGGTAGAAAAGATAAAAAACGTAAGAAAAAGATTGCAACTTCACTTGGTTATAGTGTTGTTGGTAATGATGTTAATAATATAGATGAAGCCCAACAGGTAAATTTAAAATCGGTAGATGTATTACGAAGAGCAGTTAAAAAAATAAATAAAACGTATAAAGTACAAGTAAGTAAAATCGGACCAACTAAAGGTGAGGTTGAGATAGAACTTGGTAGTGGAAATCATCCTGATAGAGATTACAATACAATTGAAAAACTTGTAAAGAAGTTAGGTATCAAACGTTATAGTGTATTTAATGAATCAGTAGTAAACGAAGCAAAAATTAAAAAGGTAAATAAATCAAAATGGAATAGAATGAAATTTGATGATAAAGTTACCGCACTTTTATCAGTAGTAAAAGACCCTGATGATGCTGAAGAATATGCTGAGAGTAATTGGGAAGATTTACCATCAGGATTTGAAAGAGATATGGTAATATATGAATCAATAAACGAAGCTAAAGTAAAAAGACCAGTAAATCGTTGGTTAGAATTAAAAAACGATGAATCAATGCATCCTCATAAGAAGATGGCAATGGGATTAAAAGAACTTAAATATCAATTAGCAGAAACTCAGAAATTCTTTAATTGGTATAATAAGATTAAGACAATGAATGAGTTAGATTCTGATAACTATTGGAAAAGAACAAATAAACATATTTATAAGATAAAGGAGAGATTGATAAACATCGCTCGAACAATACAGGAGATAGAAAAATGAAAATAACAAGAGAAGCATTAAAAAACATAGTTAAAGAAACTATGATAGAAGAATCAGAATATCAAGAGTTTTTCAAAAAAGCTCTAGAAAAAGCTGGTGGTTCTATACCTAAAATGTCTGAAGAAGAAAAGAAGGCATTTTTTAACAAGATTGAAAAAACTTGGAAAGGTAGAGGAAAAAAGAATGAAAGATTTGGTAGAGGAGATGAAACCGAATTATCAGTACAACCTGTTTCTGTGGTTGAGTTAACAAAAGCTCAAGAAAAATTACCACCGGCACTTCAAAAGGCAATAGAGAAAAAGGGTAAGAAAAAAGGTAAAGAAGATAAAGAATAAAATGACCAAAAGAGAATTGTATGATATAATCAATGAGGAAATTGTTAACTTTAAAAAAGGAAAAATTAACGAAGAACTTAATGAGTCAGATAAAGATTTAATAAGAAAAATCATCAGACAAGAGGTATCAGCAATATTTTTTGATTTATTTAAAAAACGTAAAAGTTGGGGAGCATAATGGCAAATTTATTAATAGAAACAAACCTATTCGAAGGTAGAGTAAACGAAGATGAAAGTGGAAGAACTATCGTCAAGGGTATTTTACAAAGAGCAGGTGCTGAAAATCAAAATGGAAGGATATATCCTAAACCAATTTTGATGAGAGAAGCTAAGAAATACGAAACACTTATTAAAGAAAGAAGAGCACTTGGTGAATTAGACCATCCAGATTCTTCTGTAATCAATCTAAAGAACGTATCTCATAACGTAAGAGAGATTCATTGGGATAACGATGATTTAGTAGGAACAGTTGAGATATTACCTACCCCATCTGGTAACATCTTAAAAGAACTACTTAAAGCAGGAATCCTTTTAGGTATATCATCAAGAGGTATGGGTTCAGTAGAACCTCTATCAGGTGGTAAAGTTCAAGTAGGTGAAGATTTTGAATTGATTGGTTGGGATTTTGTTTCCAATCCATCAACACATGGAGCATTTATGACTCCAATGAATGAATCTATTAACAAACAACTTATTAAACAAGGAGAAGTTTGCAACGAGTGGTGTAAATCACAAGATTTGATGAGAGAAATTATAACAGAATTAAATTAAAAGTTATGGCATTTAATGTACAGGACTATATGTCCAAAAATAAAATTAAACTTGGAAAAGTAACCAAGGCAGTTGGAGATACTCCTTATAAGGGTGGACACAACGATATAAGAAAAACTAATTATGATGTTAAGTTAACCAAAGATGGTAAACTTGATTTGTACACACATAAAACGGAGACAAAGTAATTATGATTAAATTAACTGATTTATTAAACGAACAAGAATCATTTACTGCAACATCTAAAAAGAGTGGTGAAACTGTTGTATTTAAATCTAAAGATGCAAGAGATTCTGCTGTAAAAGCTGGAACTCATTCTAAAATAAAAGATTCTGAAGATGGTGATTCTAAAAAAGATACTCCTAAAGTAAACATCTTTAACAAAGATAAAGAAGAACCTAAAAAGGATGAACCTAAATCAGAACCATCTAAACCAAGACCTGGTAATCCTAAAGTAAATAAAGAGGTTCGTAAAATAACACAAGATTTAGGATTTACTCCAGAAAAATTAGGTAAAGAAGAATACGAAAGTAAAATGGCTAAAGCAGCTATTGAAGCTCTAACTGATTCAAACTTTAGTTCTGAAGCAAGAAAACTAATTTCAATATTAGAAGATAATCCAGAATTTGCAAAAAATCCTAATAAAGACCCAAACAAACCAAAAGATATGTTCTCACCTGAATATGATGAGTGGAGAAAGAATAGTGTATATGGTTCTACATTCTACGATACTGATGATGATATTGATAAAGTAGCACATATGGCAAGTAATGAAGCTGGATTTGCAGGAGAAGAAGCAGTAGATGCTATTGCACATGATTTGAAAATGAATGGTTCACATAAATTAGCAGCAAAAATACAATCAATCTTCAATGAGAAGAATGAATCATCAACATCTATTGCAGATATGATACCTGAATCAACTCAAATCAACGAAGGAACTCGTTCTCAAGTTGGTGTAATTGGTAGAAATGGTAAGATTATTTCTGCATACGTTCACTACGATGGTTATCCATCAAATATGAAACCAGGTTTAAAGAAACACATGAAAAGTGATAAAGATGTTCTTAAACTAATCAAGATGGGTGGAGCAAGAGGAATCTTTGATGATAAAGAAATTGAA